TCCCCGGAAGAACAGATACTCATAGAAAATTACTATGATAATTTATATGACCCAATTTACACAAAAGCAATCAAAGATCCAGTGAGAACTTTGGAATCCATTCAATATCTCGTTGAACCCGAGCAGAAAAATAGACAATAGGTACACACAATTTATAATTCACACACACACACACACACACACACACAAACGCGAAGACACCCGCGGTCGTAAGACAACGTGTCCGCCCTAATAAGGGAAGTCGTGACAAGCGCAACTCTACTGATGGTTACGGCACTAGACGAATAATGCGCCCTTAGTTCAACATGTGAACGCTTCAGTAGAGAGTGGGAGAGGTATTTACCTCAGGGTGCAGAGCCAAGTGCCCGCTTCAAACTTGAGAGATCAATCAATCGGTTTGGCTCTGTGGGCGATCGAACTTTCCTGGACTGAGGGGTCCGTTAAGTTTTAAATCACTCCCTTTCTAATACTACCAATAATAGGCGTTTTGGTCAACGCAATAATAGGCCTAATACAAATTCTAATCGGAACGGGAGTAATCCCGTTTCATATAACACATCGATGTCGGCAACGATGGCGCAAGCAACAAACCGACCAATTCCAGGTTCAGATATCCTTGATGACTCATATACTAGTGAAACTACTTTTGCTAGCAGTCTCAAGGGATATGATATTAATCCTGGTCTTGATTCTTCATTTCCAGCACTCAGTTTCCAATCAAAGCGATTTGATTTCTATGAGTTTACAAAACTCGAATTCTTATGGAGACCAACCTCTGCAATTACAGCAACAAAAGGTATGGTTATTTTGGCTTTCGATCCTAACCCCAACGCTCGTGAACCTAACGATCTCGGCGAGATTATGGCATACGAATCAGTTGTTGGGGAGTCAATCTACAAGACAGTGAGACTTTCAGTACCACCCCATATGTTGCGGGGTAGACGATTTGTCCGCCATGGTCCAACGAAGGACCATCTAACACTGTTTGATCCCGGAATGCTAATCATCGCAAACCAAGGTATTGATGCTCAAGCAAGCTTAGGCGTGATTGAGGTTCATTACACTGTGAAATTCTCAGGTTACCATTTGACAGGTACCACGGATTTCGCTCCACATCAGTTAGCAGTTCTCACCTTAGATGCCGATCAAACCGGCATTGTTGCCAATACAGCAACCAAAGTTGAGTTAGACGTACTGACGATGGGTGGATTGGGTGGAACGCTAGATACTACAAGTAAGCGTTACACCCCAGGAGCTGGGTTGTATAAGGTGTCAGGAAAACTAGGTATACATGAAACCACTAATGGTACTTCTACATTACCTTCAATTGCTATGTTATATAAGAATGGTGCTGCACTAACAACACCATTTACAAATATCGGCATGTGTTCAAATGACACCGGTAGCGCTGGACACGATGGAGTGAACTTGCTCGGATATGTTGAATGCGATTCAGATGACTATCTAGAAATCTGGTTCAACAACGAATCCGCAAGTTCAGTGACGACCATTTACGAAAGTATGTCGTTTGTCACCATCGAAGCTGTTAATTAGGACCGCATAACTATGATTGCGGGATATAAATGCATAACCACACACACATAAACATAAACACATAACACACACATACCTAGATATTATCACGTACCATTGTCATGTTCAAGCAAGCATGTTCTAGTAGTTGAATGACTGAGTATTAGTTATCGATGTGATGAAATTCCAATGAACATTTTAAAATTCAACAGATCTCAATAATCCTGGACCACTGTTTACTCATGAACAGCCAGTAGTGGGAGTCTAATCTGTACCCGTGAGGTAACCTGCTCCTGGTTAACCAAAGCGGACGGACAAACAGACGCGCTAATAAGCACCACGTGACACTTTTGAG